TAGTACTCTTAACGGGGATCAACTAGCAGGACTAATATTAGACCCACTAGGTACTCTTGCTAAAAACGCCGCCGGTGTAGCACTTGGAAAATTAAACACGTTAGCCGCTCCAGCATTAGCCGCAATAGATACATTAGCAAAATCAGTAAAATCTGCTATTTCTTTTGTAAACTCATTGCCAGGGCTAGTTTCGGGTATACAAAAAGGCGCGGCATTTAATAATACTGTTGACCGTAAAACTATAGATGCGGCAATGGATAGAGTAATTGGTAGTGATTTAATAAAATCTCCGGCATATGAATTACCGTCGGCAACAAGTTTAGGAATCGCGGCTGATATAGCCAAAGCAAAAGCATTAATAGCACAAACACAAGCTACAGTGGGTGCTGTAGTTGGGCAAGCACAAGTTATTGCTGGGCAAGCAACTAGTGCGGCAAATAATGTAGTAACTGCTGCTAATAATGCTAAAAATTTATTTGGATAAGTATAGATATGGCTACTTTTGTTGGATACTCTACCATTAATCGCAACAAGCAGTTTACACTGGTTGATGACGATTTAATCAAGCGAGATTTGCTTAACGCTTTTAATATTAGGCAGGGAGAATTAGTGGGCCGCCCAGGATACGGCACAATTATTTGGTCTTTTTTGTTTGAAAATCAGTTACCCGACACACAGCAAGCAATCTACGATGAAGTACAAAGAGTAGCCGGCGGCGACCCTAGATTATACATTCAAAACGTTTATTCTTTCCCACAACAAAACGGAATGCTAATTCAAATTATACTACAAACTGTGGCTACAACAACCGCCCAACAACTATCCATATTCTTTGATCAAACCCAGCGTAGTGCTAGTTACGTTTAACTTTTGAAGTTAAACTACCCAGATTATTATATACATAAATACTTGTAACACTGGAAGAACCATGGCACAAACAACAAGACAAACCGCACTATTTGGAGTTGAAGATTGGAAAAGAATCTATCAAACCTATAGCGAAGGTGACTTTCAGTCCTATGATTTTGAGACTTTACGCAAGTCTTTCATAGATTACTTACGTCAGTATTATCCAGAAACATTCAATGATTATATTGAGTCGTCAGAATTTATTGCCCTGCTTGATGTTATGGCTTTTATGGGTCAAGCCCTAGCTTTCCGTACAGATTTAAACACTCGTGAAAACTATATCGACACAGCAGAGCGTCGCGACTCTGTTATTAAACTAGCTAATTTAGTTTCTTATCAACCACAACGCAATACAGAAGCTAATGGTTATATTAAAGTATTATCTGTATCAACTACAGAAAATGTTGTTGATTACAACGGCACTAATTTATCTAACATTACAGTTAACTGGGCCGACCCTGCTAACTTTGATTGGCAAGAGCAATTTACTGCAATTATTAATGCTGCGTTGGTTGATACACAGTCTATTGGTCATCCAGGTAACGATCAAACTATTTTAGGAGTAGATACACAGGAATATACTATTAACTTAGTTCCTGGATATTTGCCAATAATTCCTTATACAAGTATTATTGATGGAGTTAATATGCCATTTGAAATTGTAAATTCCACATCCGTTGGCGAAACTTATATCTATGAACCACCTCCATTGCCTGCTGGAAGATTTAATGTATTATTTCGTAACGATGAATTAGGATATCAGTCAGCTAATACTGGATTTTTCTTTTACTTCAAACAAGGCACATTACAAAATCAAGATTTTAATTTAGTACAACAAGTTTCTAATCGCACAGTTGATATTAACATTGAAGGTGTTAATAATACTGATATTTGGTTGTATCAACTTGATAATGTAGGTAGTATTACTACTATATGGCAACGTGTTGCTTCAGTTTATACCGCCGCAGTTGAACAAAATAGTTCTACTATACAAAAAGCCTATTCGGTAACAAGTCGTACCAATGATCAAATTACATTAATATTTGGTGACAATGTATTTGCTAGTATTCCAGTAGGACAATTCCGTACTTATGTTCGTGCTAGTAATGGATTACAATATATTATTAATCCAGAAGCAATGCAATCAGTACAAGTTCCTATTTCCTATGTTAGTCGTTCAGGAACATTAGAAACTGTTACGTTTACTTGCGGCATTACTAATCCTGTTACTAATGCTACTGCTCGCGAGACAATTGATCAAATTAAAGAACGTGCCCCTGCCCGTTACTATACACAGAATCGTATGGTTAACGGAGAAGATTATACAAACTTTCCATTTACAACATACAATTCTATTTTAAAAAGTTCGGCTGTTAATCGTTCCTCTATTGGAACAAGCCGCTACTTAGATTTAGTTGATCCAACAGGCACATACTCTTCAACAAATATTTTTGCCGCAGACGGAGCGTTGTGGTATGAAAATACAACCCCGGCATTTACATTTGCTTGGCAAACAACTAATGATATTAACAATGTTATTCTTAATGATTTAACACCTATTTTATTGGGTGAAACATTAAAACAATTTTACTATGCTAACTTCCAACGCCCTAATTTAGTGCCTATTAATTATTTGTGGCAAGAAAGTACCACTATTGTCAATGAAACTACTGGCTATTTTATGAATAGTTTATATGTGCCTCAACCAATTGGACAAGGCTATGCTAGTAACAACGCACAATATATTGTTGAGGGATCGTTAGTTAAATTTGTCCCCCCAACAGGATACTATTTTGATTCTAATAATGAATTACAACCAGGTGTAGCATCTGTTAACGGCGGTAGTTTAACAATTTGGGCAAGTGTTCAGGCTGTTATTGCCGACGGGACTAATCAAGGATTGGGTAACTTAACTTCTGGTGTTGGGCCAGTGGTACTTAATACCTATGTACCAACGGGAGCCATTGCCAATCAGGTAATTCCATTGTTTATTAATCAATTTAGTACATCAGTAAGACAAACAATTTACAATCAAATTTATTTAAATGCTAATTTTGGTTTAGGATATGATAGCACTGGTAGTATTACCGGTACACCATATACTTGGTATGTTATTACTGCCGCTAATCTTCATGTTGGCGCAGCGTGGAGTCAAGAATATGCTGGAGATACAACAGGCACAGGACTTGATGCTAGTTGGCTAATACAATGTACTTTTAACGGCAATCAGTATACTACAATATCGCGTAGTCTTGATTATTATTACGGTAGTGTATTAGAAGTGCGTTTCTTCTTTGATTCAGCACAGGCAATTTATGACAGTCGTACCGGCACAGTAATCTCAGATTATGTCAAAGTGTTAAAAGTTAATAGTCAACCTACTACTAATTCTCCACTCCTAACAGACATTAATCTTAAAATTATTGGTCAGCCAGTACTTACTGATGGGTTAGTTGACGATTTCCAAGTATTAGTTAGCTATCAAGACTATAATAATGATGGCATTCCCGATGATCCTGATTTCTTCCATGAAATTACAGGTGCTTATCCTGGAAATTATCCAACTCCAACTACTACAACATCTACAACACCTTGGGCATTCTTCCAATTAACAACAGACTTTGATAATCTCCAAAGATATTTGTTACAACCATCTGGTACTGTTATTAGTATCTACGCAACGCAAGCGGCTATCGAATTAGTTAGAGAACAATATGTAACTGGGCAAGTATTTTATGCTTATTCAGAAAATAATTTTTATATTTTAGAAGCAACCCTTACAACTACAAGAGTATTAACTTTGGTTACAGGATGGAAAGCAGAAATTGGTAGACAAAGTTTATACTTCCAGTATCGCCATAATAGTGCATTAACTAATCTTATTGATCCAGGTAGTACAAATATTATTGATTTATATTTGGTTACATTACAATATTATACTGCTTATCTTGCTTGGATTCAGGATACTACTAACACAGTAGCCGAACCTACAGCTCCGAATATTAACGAATTAACAACAGAGTACGCTGGATTGCAAACTTATAAAATGATTAGTGATAACATGATTCTTAATAGTGTAGAATTTGTTCCACTATTTGGAAGTAAGGCCGCAGAAGCATTGCGAGCAACCATTAAAGTTGTTCCAGCTCCAAACACCAATGCTAGTAATAATCAAATACAAAATTTAGTATTATCAACAATGAATGCCTATTTTGATATTGGCAATTGGAACTTCGGCGATACATTTTACTTTTCAGAATTATCAGCATATATCCATTCACAAATTGGAACTTATGTAGCGTCAGTAGTGTTGGTTCCTTTAAATCCTCAGCTAAGTTTTGGTGCTTTGTATGAAATCCAATGCGCTCCTAATCAAATTTTTGTTAATGGAGCAAACATTAACGACATACAAATCATTACAGCATTGACAAGTACTAACTTACAATCCGCTGGGGCGATATAATGGCTGCAAAAGTTCGGTCAGTTGATTTTTTACCAGAAATATTTCAAACACCAGTAAATCAACAGTTTCTGTCGGCCACGCTTGACCAGTTAATTCAAGAACCTGCTTATAAACAAACGCAAGGATACATTGGTCAAACAGTTGGACCAGGCGTTAATCCCACTGACACTTATGTAACTGAACCTACGGCTGTTCGCAATAACTATCAATTAGAACCTGGTGTTGTAATGCTTAATCCAGATACAGGAGCTGTTAATGATGTTATTACCTATCCTGGCATAATTGACGGATTGTCAACGCAAGGGGCTATTACTGATCAAGCCGATAGATTATTTGAAAGTGAATACTATGTCTGGGATCCGTTTGTAGATTTTGACAAATTTAATAATTATGCTCAGTATTACTGGTTGCCTAACGGCCCGGATGCTGTTGTAGTATCTGCTACAGAAATTCCAACTCAAGAAACTTTTAAAGTTACACGTCAAAACGGAGTGTATACATTTAGTGGATACGCCGGCAACAACCCTACTTTAACATTGGCTCGTAACGGATCTTATAATTTTGATATTTCACAAGCAAATGCCGATGCTATTGATTATAGAGTTACAAATAACGGAACAAGTTCGTGGACTATAAATTTTCAAGCTAATCCTACTTTAACATTAGTTCGTGGTAATACATATACGTGGAATTTAGTTCAAACGGCTCCTTTGGCATTTTATATTAAAACAGAATTGTCGTTTGGTACAACAAATTTATGGAATATAGGAGTACAAAATAACGGAGCCGGACAAGGGCTAGTAATTTTTACTGTTCCAACAAATGCTCCAGATACACTATACTATTGTAATGATGTAGAATTTAATCTACGTGGCCAATTTAATATTGTTGATGCTACTCCAGGTACTGGTCCTGATTTCTGGATTCAGTCACAACCAGGTATTAGCGGTCGCCTACCTTGGTCTCCTAACATTTCTTCCCGTGATGTATTAGGTGTAACTAACAACGGTATTGATTTAGGTACAGTAGCATTTAATGTTCCAGATAAAACAGCACAGAGTTTTTATACATCTATGCCTTATATCAACTACCCAACAGTAGGAGCAGGCAGAGTAAATCTTGTTGCTCCTCCAACCTTAACCTATGAGCAAATTAACGGTATTTCTGTAGAACAATTTTTAACAGCATATCCACAAGGTATTGACGGTATTACTAGTCTTAACAGTCAAACATTGGTATTTTCTGTGCAAACATCTGATCCAGTGCCAGGCGGATGGATTAATCAAACCCCGTTTGACCCGTTAGCACCCGGCGACATTGGAGCAATTGGCTCTTATGACTCAACTACATTTTCAGAAGCTACCCCAATTACAGATCCAGCAATACAATTTGGACTATGGCAGATTCAATATGTAAACGATGTTAATGGAGTACCGTTTATTCGTCTTAACAACATTTTATCTATAGCAGAGCTAACACAATTTAGTATTACTTCAGGCACAGAATATGTTAATACCAACTGGTATAAAAATTCTCAAGGCTTCTTCCAAGAAATGCCTTTGCTTACGGCTGCTCTTTCAACATTGTTTTATCAAGACGGACAAGATCCAAATATATTTGGAGCAATTAATTTAATTGACCAAGCAACAGATGCTTATATTAATATAGATACTGAAATTTTAGGAGAACTTAATTACACAAGTCCTAAAACAGCCGATAATCCAGACGGAATAACATTTACCAACGGTCTTAAAGTTACATTTCAAGGAACAGTATATCCAGAATCATATCAAGGCAACACATATTATGTTCAGGGTGTTGGGTCTGGCATTATATTAGTGCCAGAAACATCTTTGATTGTTCCTGAATCTTATGCTGTTGAAACTGAAATTATTAATGTAACTGACGCATCAGGGACAGGGTCAATAGTAACATTAACTTATTTTGAACAACCAACAACACCATTTTCTCCGGGGCAATTAATTATTGTAGCTGGCATTACTTCCGTTACCGGCAATTACAATGGAATTTATACAGTTTTATCGTCAACTACAACATCATTAACTTATAGTAGTGCGGCAGTTGGAGATTACACAAGCGGTGGCAATATTGCTTCCTACGGTAATCAACCAGCACGACAAGATTACATTACAATTAACATGGCAAGCCAGGATTTAAATCCTTGGTCTCGTAGTAATCGCTGGTTCCACATTGATGTTATTAATGCTACGGCAGTTTATA